CGCAAAGCTAAATTTGCTTTTGCTCTCGTTTTTTTACCCACGTTTTGAAATCTTCCTCACGCAAAGCTAAATTTGCTTTTGCTCTCGTTTTTTTACCCATCAGACCACCATCACGAATCCGGCGGTTATCCGCCAGAGGTTGACGGACTCGGGGATCGGCTGGCAGTCAAGCGACTCGTAGCGCACGGTCTGGTTGCCGGAGGCGTTCAGGTAGCTCGGGCAGGTGGTCCAGGTGAACGATGTTAGCGGCCCGGACTGGCCCTCGAAATGGTCGAAGATGGCGTCCTTGACGGCCTCCGTGGCGACCTTGAACAGGAGCGAGAAGCGCCGCGTCGGGGTGGCGCTGATCAATTTGCGCTCCTCCTTCTGGTCGGCCGTGGGCGTTATCCGCACGGCGTAGTCGGGCGCGGCCTCGACCGCCAGGTCCGGCGTCCAGGTGAAATTCGCCACGTCAGGCTCCCGCGCCGATCAGCGACCGCATGTCCCCGCCCTCGGCATAGTCCCGGAGGATGGCGCTCTTGGCCGCCGCGTCGAGGTAGGCCCGGAGCTGGTAGCGGTCCATGAAGGTCGCGCCGCGGAAGTCGAAGGAGACGCCGCCGCCCCCGCCGACGATCTGCACCGGGACGCTGCCCCGCTGCAGCGGAATCACGGCTTCGGGGCCGCCCTCGGCGATCCGGGTAATATCCGGGCTTGAGAAGACGCCGCCGTGCTGGGCGGATTTAAACCCGAGCGCGGCTCGCGCCCCGCCGAGGAAGGTCGTCCCGCCGAACAGTGCCCCAACGATCCCGCCCGCCAGACCGGTGACGCCCATTGACAGGACGGTTTTACCGAGCGTCGAGGCGAACCGCTCGGTCATGGAATTGGCTCGCCCGAACAGGGACTCCCAGGCGTCCTCCCAACCGGGCATGACTTCGGACATGATGGCGTCATGGAGCGAGTCGCCGAAGACACGGCCGAATTTCATGGTCCAACTATCGACGGCCTCGCGGGGCGGTTCCGGCGGGATTAGGTCCTGCCCCCGGACGATCTCGCGGGTGGCTGACACAGGCTTGCCGGTATAAGTGGTCCCCAAGATGCCGCCCCGGGCCTCGAAGCCCGGCATGGCCGGTTCTACGCCCTTCTGGCCGATCCCGCGCCAGCCCGCCGACAGGGTTTCCTCGAGGATCTGCATGGTCCGCGCCGCCCGCCACTCGTTTATCCGGGCGATCCGCGCCTTGTAGTCAGCCGGGAGCGCCCCGATGTCGGAGAGCATCCGGCCCGACCGGGCCTCGCTCTGGAGCTGCGCCTCGACCCGCTTCTCGAGCTCGGCCCGCATGTCCGCCGGCAGAGCGTAGGGAAGCCGCTCGGGCAGTGCCGGAGGGACGGCGAAGGCACCCCCGGGCTGCGTCGCCGCGGCCACCTTCCCGGTCGTGACCTCGATTAGCGCGGTCATCCGCTCCAAGACCTTCAGGAACGCCTCGTTCTTGATTATCGCCGCGCCGATGGCCTCCTTGAGGTCGCCCCAGGCGTTGGAGAGCTGGGCGACGCGGCCCGCGTAGGTGTCGACCATCGCCGCCGCCTGGCCGCCGAATTTCGCGCCGATGACGGAGACGATCTCGTCGAGCCTGGCCGCCTTGTCCTTGGTCATGTCCAGGACGATGCCGTAGCGAACAAGGGGGTTGGTAGAAGATGAAAAAGCCTTGCCGACGAGCGAAAAAGCATTGGTGAGGTCGATTCCGAGGCCGGTGGCCAGGTCCATCACGGCCGGCGTCAGCCTGGCGAGCTGATCGGTCGAGAGGGAGGCGAGCGACTGGCCCATGGCCATGGCCGAGAGGGTGACTTCGTCGCCGTAGGTGGTGACCTTCTGGAGTCCGGCGGCCAGCCGGAGCAGGCTCTCCTGGGCCGTCCGCGTGTAGCGGTCGGTCGAGCGGAGCGCCGACTCCATCCTCTTCTCAGCCGTCTCCTGCACGGAGGCCGCCTGGATAAAGGCGCTCGTTACCTTATTGATCGCGTAGATCGCGCCAGTGATAACCGCCGTGTAGGCGAGCCAATGCTGCTTGAGGTTGGCGATGCCGGAGCCCGTCGAGTGCTCCATCTCGCGCATCGACTTGTCGGTCGCACCCTCGGCATCCCGGAGGCCCCGCTTGAGGGTCTCCGTGCTGGTCCCGATGGTGACATATGCTTTACCGACTTCCACGGGCTATATCCCCTGTCCTCTCAGGTCAGAGCTTGCCGCTCCTGAGCCTGTCGATCTCGGCGAAGTGCCGGAACACCCGGCGCACCCGGCGCAGGCATCCGAGCTGGTCCTCGACCCTTTGCAGGTCCATGATGATCTTGACGGCCCCGATGTCCAGGTCGACCGGTTCGCCCATCCCGGCCGTGACGACCTGGTCCTGGACCGCCGACCAGACGATCACCGCCTCCTCGTTCGCCGGCAGGAGCGGCGCCCGGCACGTCTCGCAGGGCGGCTCCAAGTGATGGCTTCGTTTTACCGCGCGACAGGCTTCGCAGGGCGGTTTGGCTCGGAGCCACTCGGCGAAGCCGATGAGTTTTTTTCCTCCTCGGCCTCCTCGGCGGCCAGCGCCCTCCCCAGTTCGACCATCCTGTCGAGGTAGAAGTTGGAGAAGGCCACGGACTGGCTCATCAGCAGGGTCTTGCTCGCCCGGTCGCAAGGCAGCGGCTTCCCGGCCTCGTCGGCGATCCCCGACCAGTCGACGATCGTCTCATCCCAGACGCGCGCCTGCCGCCCCTCATGGTCGATCACCACGTCTTCGAACCGCGTCCCACTGTTATAGGTGTAGCTGATCGTCTGCGTCTCCCGCTCGATCTGGCGGACCCGGAAGCCCGTCAGGAGCCGGAGACAGAGCTTGGCCTCGTCCCCGGGGAACTGAAACCACGTCCCGGGCGTTGGCCGCTTGCTGTCGATGTTCATTTCCTCAGCCCTCTCTTTCCGCTGCCGCTCAGACGTACAGGAGCGCGCCCGAGACCTTCAGTGCGAATTCAACGGTCCCGATGCCGGCCTGGTCGAACTCGATGGGGCTAAACGACTGGACCAGGCAGCGCGAGGCCGAGATGCCCGTCACGTCCGGGGTGTAGTAGCTGACGCTGTTGACGTAGAACTTGATGGCCGTCAATGCGCTCTGGTTGCGCCAGGCCGAATAGAGCATGGCCTGGCCGTTGGTGTCCGAGATGTCGTAATGGCCCCGGATTGTGACGGTCCCGCCGTCCGACAGGCCGATCTCGAACTCTCGGAACTTGTCGCCGAACGAGGTGCTGTCCAGCATCTCCGTGACCGCGCCGCCGATGGCCCAGGAGGCCATCTCCGCGACCGTGTAGGTGCCGAGCACCACCTTGGCGAGCCTACCCGCATAGACCGACATTGTGCCCACCTCCTCCTTTCAGGGTTTGCTCTGTTCCTCAGCCTTACCGTCTGCCGCTTGTTTTTCCTTCTCAAATTCCGCTTGAGCCTGTTTCATCTTGGCATAGAGCCGGTGGGTATCGCGCCCGACCCGGAACAGGGTCAGGTGCTCGGCCTCCACGCGAGGGTCGATCCAGATATCCAGCCCGGCCTTGCGTGCCTTCCAGTAGAACGTGATGTCTTCTCCCATCTTGCCGCCGACGTTCGGGTCGGGATTGTCCCCGAACTCGAACCACGGCTCGGCGATGGCCTCCAGCGTCCGCAGCTTCACGAGCATACAGCCGCTCCCGGTGTTGTCCACCTGGTAGGGCGCGTCCCCGTAGGCCTCGTCGAGCGGCACGTACTCGTAGGTGTTCGGCTCGCCGCGCATGGCCAGCGGGTCGAACGGCGGGTAGCGCCGGTGCGCCAGCCCGACAGCGATGTCGCGGTCGAGCGCCAGCAGGCCACGCAGCGTGTTCGGGTGATAAACCATGTCCACGTCGCACATGAACAGGTGGGAGCAGCCGGCGGCCCGCGCCAGGCGACAAAGCCCGTTCCTGATCTCGTCGATCCGCTCGTGCTTGTCGAGCGGCTCCAGCAGGATGTATCCCGCCGGTTTGTGCATCTTGGCGAACGAGTAGAAGAACTCCGTCCAGACCATCGGGAAGTTCGTCGGGATGCCGACGCCGAGCTTGAAGTTGGTGATGCGGATGTCAGACTTAGCCACCGAGGCTCACCGCCTTCTTGTCGGCCGGCCCCTGCGCCTTGAGCTGGGCCGCCTCGACGGTCGCCTGGAAGGTCAGGAAGTCCGGCCGGACGTCCAGGTGGATTGACGGAAGTTCGCCGACGGTGTGCTTGATCTGGTAGCCCGTGATGCTCTGCGTCACGTCCTGGCCGTCGATCAGGACGCGGGTGTCTGTCGCCCTGCCACGCTCGATTATCTCGATCTTCATTTCAGCCTCCTCAGCCTGTAAGACTTTAGTCCTTGACCGCCCGCAGGCGGCCCTCCGTGTGGATTACCCTGTCCGGCTCATAGGTGAACTTGTCCTCATTTGACCCCTCGAACTTCGCCCGGTGGCCGTAGAGGCCCCGGTAGGTGTCATCCATCCAGTAGAGCCAGCTCCGGATGTTCCAGAAACTCCGGTGGTATGGGTCCTGGAAGGCCCCCCGGCCGTCCGTCGAGGGCGTGAAGTGGTCCAGCACGCCGCCGGGCGCAAGGACGCGCCAAATCTCGTCGATGACGAACGGCACCTTGTCGGCCGGCACGTGCTCCAGGAAGTCGTGGGCGCGGACCTCCTGAACGCTTGAGTCCGGCCAGGGCAGGCCCTCGGTCACGTCGAGCACCAGGTCCGGCTTGGTCTCCGGCCGCGAGTCGACGTTGCAGAAGCCGTCCAGGCGCCCAAAACCACAGCCGAGGTTGACACGCTCGGGGACGGCCGGATCGGCCGCCGCCTCAGTCCTCGATTTCTTGTTTGAGTCGCTCAATGAACTCACCTCCCCATTTGTGCTTGAGCCTCGCGTTGGCGGCCCTGACGAGCAGCCGCAGGTCCATGCCGTTGGCCTTGAACGTCTGGTCGCCGAAGTGGTGCAGGTAGACGTTCCGGGCGATACCGAGCCGGAAGCCTGCGCGGCCGGCGCGGATCGAGAAGTCGATGTCCTCGCCGTTGCCGATCCCGAAGTCCTCGTCGAGTTCGCCGGGGTTCGGTTCCTTGCCGGCCGGCGCCTCTGACTCCCGGAGCGCCCGGAAAACCTCGGCGCGGACCAGCACGCAGAAGAAAACCAGCCAGGAGACCGGCAGAAACTCGCCCCGGCGCTGCTCCGCGTATTTGGCCGCCTCGCGGTCGAGGTCCTCGACACTCTTGTACAGGTTGATGGAGTGTTGCTGGAGGCCCGCGGCGTAGTTGGTCACCGGACCTATGACGTCCGGACGTCCTGCCTCGACGTGGGCGCGCAGCCCGGGGAGCCAGCCCGGCGTGAGCAGCACGTCGTTGTTCATCAGGCAAACCAGGTCGGCGCCGCTCTCCAAGGCAACCCCGATCCCGTCGTTGCAGCCGCCGGGGAAACCCCGGTTGGTCTTGTTGAGAATCGCCTGAATTTTGGGCTGGCTATTCCCCAACTGAAATGGGCCATCCGGTCCGTAAATCGTTCCCTCCCTGATAATCTGATCCAGCCATTCCCGCGTCCCGTCGGTCGAGCCGTTGTCCACGAAGACCACGCTGGCCTCCGCCGGGTCGGTGTTGCGAACCAAGCTCTGCCAGAACAGCCGGGTATAGTCCAGGGCGTTCAGCACCGGGACCACGATTGTCGTTTGCAGCATCATTCAGCCTCCTCAGCCTAAGATTTCTCCGCGAGTACCCGGTACTGGGTCGACACCTGCCAAACGTCGTCGGCCCGGAACGGCCCGGTCGAGAAATCGCGGTGCATGTAGACGTGCGTGTAGTTGTCGATTGTCAAGGCGCACTCGTCGAACAGGTTCCATAGGTCCTCCTCGGCTTCGCCGGCCTCCGAGACGCCGGACGCCTCCGAGAAGATGTCGAACTGGACCAGGACGTTCTCGAAGCCGGTCGTGAACGTCGCCTCGTGAGTGTCCGACACCAGCTTGAACGCCCCGTAGGGAAACGTCGGGTCCTGCGGGGCCTCGTCGAAATACAGCCTGCCGCCGAGCGCGTCGTAGAGGCCGCCCTGGCCGGAGTCGGCGTCGAACTTGTCGATGATGGCGTCCAGCAGATCGATCATTTCAGCGGCACCGCCCGGCCCAGTAGTCTGGCGATCTCGGCTTTGTGTTTCAGAAGCCCCGTCCGCAGGAATGGCCGCCAGCGCATCAGCTTGGTCCCCAGCTCAAGATAGATCGCGTAGGGAACGTTCGAGCCGACCACGCCGGTCACTTGGTCCCTTGTGGCCGCCGGCCGCTCAACCCCATCCGAGGATTCGCCTTTCTTGTTTGCGACGGGTTTCATTTGGCGGCCGCCCGAGACGGCATAAGTGATTGAGGCCCGGAGCCGGTCGAAATCGGGGGCCGGTCGGTGGCCGGCCGTGCTGGCCCGGTGGTACTTCGCCGCCTTGGTCCCCTTCTTGCCCTTGGTCCGTTTGTAGAGCCTGCCGGTCCCCGGCTTGGAAAGCTCCTGCTTGATCTGCCCCACCAGGTAGACGCAGGCGGTCTCGACGTTCCGGCGCGCCCCGGCCTCGACCTGGGCCAGCAGCTTGTCCCCGTGCCAGTCCAGCGTGTAGCCCCTCCTCGGCCCGGCGGCGCTCACTTCGTCTCCCCTCCCTGCTCGAGCAGGTCCACCAACAGCGTCCGGCCCCGGCTGTCCGGATTGCGTACCAGCACCACTTTAAATCGGCGCGCCCCCATCCACATTTCATCTTTCTCGGTGACCGCCAGGCCGGGCGGGACGGCCAGGATGAACCTGTGCGTGGCGTAGACCGTCGCCTTATCCTGGGCCTTCTGCTCCGAGCCGGATAGTTGCGCCAGCAGTCCCCGGAGGTTGCGCTGGCCTATCCAGGTCCGCGACACCGAGCCGTAGCGGTCGCGCGCCTCGGTCGCCCGCCGCAGCTCCAGGGTGGTCCTCATGCCGGGCATCCGTCAGCGCCTCCAGGCCGTCGGGTCGCGCAGGATGTCCCGGTCGGACCAGCGTGGGGCTGGCCGGCCGAAAGTCTCCTCGCCCGGCTTCTCCTCGATGAACCGCTCCTTGAGCATTTTCTCCCGCTCGGCCTCGGACAGGGGCCGGGGATCCGTCGCTTTTTCCGGCTTGCCGTCGCCAGCCATTAGATGTTCCTCCGGCGGTAGCTGTCCAGAATCGCCAGCGCCTCGGGCGGCATCTCGCTCCGCAGGGCCTGGCCGATCCCGGCGGCGGACCAGGACGTGAGGCCGAACGCCTCCGCGTCCCGCTTGCGGTAGAGCGCGTCCACGCCGGTCTCTATCGCCAGCTTCAGGTCGTCGGGCATCGCCGCGGCGGAGTAGCCCGCCGTGTAGTCCACGTGGACGTTGCGGAAGCCGGCCGGGAAGCCGCCGGGCCGGTAGATGGTCCCCCGCTCCGGCGCGACCTCGCAGTCGTCGAGGCCATCGTCCGGCATGTTCAGGTCCAGCCAGCGGGTGTTGATGCAGGACCGGCCGAAGCACTCCACCAGCTCGGACGACAGGATCGAGCCGAAGCCCGAGGCGGCCAGGGCCGCCGACCAGCCGTTGCCGAGGGCGGCGATGGCGGCCACCATCAGCGTCAACGTGGCATAGGCGGCGAAGGTCAGCTCGGACTCGGCGGTCCCGTTGTAGTGGAGCTGGACGCCCGTCGAGGTAACGGCGGCCGTCGCCGTCGAGTACTGGTTGGTGTTGCAGACCCGGACGGCCGCCGCCTCCCCGATAGCGATTCGCTTGACCACGGTTACCGGCGTGTGCTTGAGGAACACCCGGTCCCGGCCCTGGGCGCCGACCCGCTCCCGGTAGTCCTGGGACTCGAAGTTGCGGCCGCAGTAGCTCTGCGCCCACGCCTCCACCCGGTCGCGCAGCTCGGTAATGATCTGCGTCGGGTCGCCCGCCGGATCGTCGGACGTGATCGACACCGCCGCCGCGTGGTCGGTCGTGAAGCCGAAGGTCAGGGCCGCATCGGAGCCGCTTTTAGTCAGGGCGATGGTGTGCCCGGCGGCCACGGCGATGGTGAATTTCCGCGTCGAGGCCGAGTAGGAAACCGTCGAGGTGATGCTGAACGCGGCGTCGATGGCCGTCTCAAGCGCCGCCGCCAGGTCGTCCCCGCCGTAGGTGCCGTCCGCCACGTCCACGCTGGTCGCCGCGCCGCCGTCGTATTTCAGGACCAGCGCGTCGTTCGCCGACGTGATCTGGAACCAGCCCTGGGAGGCGTCGCAGAACAGCAGGATTTCGTCGTCAGAAATTATCGACATGGCTTTTATTCCTCTGGCGCCCGCTTTAATCCGATGTCCGTCAACCTGTCCAGTTTCGTCTCGATCCGAGTAAGCCGGGCATCTATCTGCTGGTAGCGGACTTCGTTGGCGGCGATCCTGATTGTGTTCTGGTTAATGGCCGCCGTCGCGTCCCGGATGTCGCGGCTTAGCGGCGCGGCGATGTAGGCCAGGAGTAGTGTTATCAGCACCATGGTCGCCGAGATCGTCCACTGGTGCACCTGACGCGCTTTAGACTCCGTCATTGTGTCATCTCACGTAGACGTGGACTTTGCCGCAGCCGGCCGAGCCGGCGTTGGCGACCACGAATCGCAGCGTTGACCCCATGATGGCCGTCTCAATAGTTTTGGTCGACACGGGAGTCAGGTTATAGGTCGTCAGGCTGTCGAGATTGGCCCCGTCGCCGTCGAGCACGTCCACGGTGTCCTCGTCGTAGACTACCAGATCGTAGTTGTCGAGCGGCAGCCGCCCCGTGTCCGGTTGAACCGACACGCGCCAGATGATGCCCGTGTAACGCTTGGTCGTTACGGTGTCCACGGTCCCGGCGCTGTCGGCCCGCCAGTCGAGCGTGACCTTCTGGACCGAGGCCCAGTCGATCTCGGTTATGGTGCTCGTCCCGGACCCCCAGGCGCAGATCGCCATGATGGCGGCCAGGCAGAGGATCAGGGTGAGAGCCCGCAATCGTTGCCTCATGCGCTCAGCCCCCCTTTACCTTCGGGCCGATCCACTCGCCCGTCTTTGCATCCAGATATTCGGCGGAAGCCGCTTCGGCGTTGAGCGTGGCTCGACAGATCTGGTCGCCGGGTTTGCGTTGCTCCCTGGCGGCTGGCAGGTTGTCGTATACGCCGCGCACGGCACCCTTTTTCGCCAGCAGGTAAAGCATCTTTCCCATGGCCGTCTCCTCCTATGGTTTGGGTTTCCCGGCCTTGGCGGCCGCCTTGCGTTTGTCTCCGACCTCATCCTTGGCCGGCTCGGGCTCGGGCTCGTCCAGCTCGGCCTCAAGCTCCTCAAAGTCGGCCTTGCTGAAGAACTTCTCCACGAGCGGCCAGTGGTTGGCCACGTCGAGCTTGTTCCGCCGCGAGAGGTCCTTGAGCGCGTCGACCACCACCTTGCGCGTCAGGGAGTCGGCGCCGATGGCAATGTCCTTGTCCTTCTTGAGCGGCCGGTGCTCGCCCGTCGGGAGCATCGGCTTGCCGCATTTCGGGCAGTTCGGTCTCGCTGCGTTCTTCGGGTCGTAGGCCGTGACGCCGCACGCCTCGCAGCGGCCCTCGGCCTGCTCGGTCTCCCAGCGGACCGTCTGGCCGTCCGCCCGGATGGCGAACTCCTCGGCCTCCCGGTCGCTCGGCGCGAGCTTCTGCCGGAGGTCGTGGAGCACGCGGGCCGTCAGGATGTTGCCCTCGCGCGGCAAGATGCCCATCAGGTTGAACCGTTCCTGGAGCGTGAACTTCATTTCAGCCTCCTCAGCCTGTCCGCCGGGAACGGGATGATGTTGCTGGGCCTTTCCGAGCCAGCCCTCGTTTCCAATCCCCGGCTGATATTGTCCAGATAAACATTAAGGAATCCGGCGCAGCCGGCGGTTGTGCCGGTCAGAAGCTCGGTCTCCCTCACGCAGTAGTCCAGGTGTCGGCAGGCGGCGCAGTGGAAGTCGCCGCGCTCCCCGGCCCCATAGCCGTATTCGCCGAAACACTCAGGCAGGGCCTCCGGCATTCTCTCCCTCGTCTCCGCCCGGCTCGCCGCTCTCGGCGTCCGCCCCGAGCCGCTGGTCTGGATTGAACTTCAGGTAGAACTCGAGCTGCGCTTCGCCGATCTTGCCATCCTTGTCCAGCTCGCGGAGCCGATCGCGGACCACGGCGGCTACTGGCTCGGGCACGTGGATTTCCTTCTCGCCGATCTGGAGGTCGGCCGCCCGGTCCCAGCGCACGTCTCCGGCGAATTTGGTTGGGCCGCCGCACTCGGGGCAGAGCTTGTCCGTGCCGTAATGCGGGTGCTCGCTCTCGGCGCTGCACTTCCGGCAGACGCGCTGCTCCCGTAGCTTCAGGGCCTCCAGCTCCGCCTCGTTGAATGAGGCCGCCTCGGCCACCCGCCGCCTGAGTTGCAGGAACAGGGCGCCGCCCTGGCCCGGCAGGAAGCGGATCAGAAGCATTCTCTCATAGACTCCGAACAGCATGACTCCCTCCTCAGCCTCTCGGGCCGCCCTGATGGATGCCTCCCTGAGCACCCGGTCGAGCAGCCCGCCGTCGTTAAGTGAATACTCCAGCCCCATCAGCTCGGCCTCCAACCGGGTCCGGGGCTCGCCCAGGCGAACCGCTCCCGGAGGAGGCGGCTCGCCCGGACTGAGAATGACAACCCTCCCGATCACGTCATCACGTCTTGTTCGGGTAGATCGGGAAATAGTAGGCTGTCCCGCCAATGCTGACCTCGACATTGAGCGCCGTCCCCGTCAGCGTCCCGGCGGCGGCGTTCTTCGGATTCTTGATGAGAAATCCGTCGGCGCCCGTTCCGGCCCCCTGGAGAGTCTGATCGCCGCCAATGGTGACCGTCCCGCCAAGAGTCGTGGCCCCGGAGATGACCAGCGTGTTCTCCGACTCATCCCAGAGGGCATACTTCCCGCTGGTGGCTCCGAAGAACTTCACGTCGTGCCCGGTGTCGTTCTTGCCGACAGTCAGTGCGCCCTTCAGCGTCGCGTTCAGGAGTTTTGAGTCGGCCCCGATCAAGAATGTGGTCGCGGCGGCCGCGCCCTCGATCTCGAAGTTGGTGCCGTCGAAATTCATGACGATATCGCCGGCCGCAAGGTCACCGAAACGCAGCTCGTCGGAATCGCCGAATTGCAGGTCCGACTTGTCGAAGATCAGCTTGTCGGCGGACTCGTCCCAGATGGCGAACGCCCCGGTGGTCGCGCCGAAGAGCTTGACGTCGACCCCGTAGGTGTCCTTGCCGAAGTGGACCTGACCGCCTGATCCGGCAGGGCTCTCCAGGAACTGGAAGTTGCCCTGGTACCAGTCGGTGGTTATGAGATTGTCCCCTCCCACGTGATTCTCCTTTCATCCGTGCTCGGGCCGCCGGGATGGCCGTTGCTGTCGGCGGCGGTTCCGCCGTCAGGGGCGGGGTCTGTGGGATGGTCTGCCCCGATCCCCGGTCGCCTCCCTGGCCCCGTCCCTCCGTCCCCGCCCGCGTCGGTCCCGGCGGCGGGGAGTTCGGTCATTCGGGGGCTTCTGGCTCCTATTTGGACTTGCCCGGCCGCCTCATCATCTTGTCGGCGGGCGGCGCGGCCAGTTCCTTCGATTCGTCCGGCTCGGGGCGGGCCTTGTCCTTCTCCCGCCCCTTCCCCGGATCAGTCCCAGCCTTTTCAGTCACGATCGGCCCTCTCAGGCGATGGCCGTCGGCATGATGTCGGCGGCGTAGCGCGGATAGCCCAGGATGGCGATGCCCCCGCCGTCCACTGCCGTCGAGTCCACCTCGGTGCACTGGAGCCGGACCATCGGGTAGCCGGCCGGCAGCGCGTCGGCGTCCACCTCGATTGCGTACATCTGGTCCGCGCCGGCCGTCGAGATGAAGCCCGCGGCGGCAGTCGCTGCCGCCGGGGCCGAGAACGTGTCGCCCGAGGTGCAGGTCTTGTAGTCGAACGCCTGCGCCGTGGTGTTGTTCGGCGTGACGTCGTCGCAGGCCTCGACCGTGAAGGTCACGATGCCGGCCGCGCCCGCCCCCTTGTGCACCAGGAACAGGCAGTTCTGGTAATTCTTCAGGCTCACCACGTCCGAGGCGGGGTCGCCGGT